AGAGCTCTCCGGCACCACACAGGTGCCATGAGCCGCCCCTTGCAAGGGTGGCCCAATCCGCCGAGAACGGCGGGGAGCTCCGGCGGCCTCTTCTTCGTCGCAGCAACACGGCGCTGTGTGCGGTATATTGTACGTGCACAGCGTGCAAGCCGGTTGAAGGACGACGAGTCTACAGAGTGCTGGGTCATGACCCCATTACCTTTCCTGACGAACTCCTTGAGGGACGGAGGTCTAAAGGACGAAAGTCCTCGCCCATCCTTGGCAAGAAGGGCGTAGGCTTCGCAGAACACGAAGCCTATTCGAGACCTATACGACTTCCCCTCATGGAGTTCGCTTCCTACGCCACGGGCTCGTGCAGCGTAGGAAGACACGTTACCCGGATGAGTGAACGCGGCCAGATCATCTCCGCAGATAATCCGACGCGGACCAAGTCGTTCACTCATCCAGTGGTTGATGAGACTCAAGATGCAGAAGCTCGCTGGTGTTCCCATCAACGAGCCCCGCACCTTGGGTATCTCCACACACCCATCAACCACGGGATAACGTGTTCTCAGGCTGTCGGCGGTCGAGGTAGTCATGTCCGACAGACGATAACGGACATAATGCGCATTCAGGCCAACTCCAAGAGACTCTTGGAGTTCCTGGCACAAGTATGCGGGGAGACCTGCACGCTTGAGACCAGTAATGACCGACCTGATCGCATCATGTCCGAACCCGTCTGTGGCACAAGTAAGATCTGCCGAAAGGAAGACCTTACTATCATGACTACCTCCCATCAACCTCCCGAGCGCGGCCTCTTCCGTATGTGGAGCATACGGAAGGATCTGAGGCACGCGAGAGAGGATGGCGGGCCAGAGGACCTGTCGTACAAGGTCACCTCTGGCGAACACCGACGCCGGCGGAATGGTAATGATTCTTGCCTTCATCCCGAGCTCGGCAATGACCGAGGCGTGATGCACCACCCGTTCCCCAACGGAGTCGCGAAGAACCTTGCTAGTTGCGTACACAAGGTTGCGCTCCGCGCTTGCCACGGTGGGATACAGGTGGACAGCACCACGCCGAATCTTGCTGCTCAGTCTGCGCTCGAGAATGGCGGCGATCATCGACGGTTCAGGAGCACCGGAGCCTGGTACAGGCCCGCCCCCACGCATGCGCGTAGAGGCCTCACGCCAAGCGGCCCTCGAAAGGGACGCAAGGTAGCCGGTGTAACCGCCCGATGGTCGACCACTCTCGACCACAGCTGCAGACGACGAAGGCAAGGACCACGAAGTATGTCCTCGGAAAGCACCTCTCAGGAGATCCGCCACGTGTTGGCTCAGATCTTGCAACAGATCCGGGTGGGTCACATGGCGCTGAGAGAGTGTTTCTACGTGCTTGGACATCGCCAACTTCACCACAGACTCGGGAGCGCTTGGCAGCGCACGGGCAAGGCGGCTGAAAGCCAACTTACCCTTAACGGAGAGTCTGTGGTCCAGCCAACGAAGAAGGCGATGTGGGAAATGACTTCCTGGATGGAGCCGGGCTCGACGCTGCTCAAGAGCAGCGGCCCTAAGCTCTCCACACAGGAATTTCAGCTCGCGGGCAGTCTGCAGCCATCCATTCCTGGACACTGCACGGCACAGCCAGCGACGCATTTCCCAAGAACCAGCACGTGTTCCGAGACCACAGGATATCAGCCCGCACCAGACCCCTTGCCAAAGGAGGAACTGGTGAGACCGACGAGAACGACGACTAGGGACCGCAGGTCGGGACCTCCGACTACCAGCCTTGAACAAAGCTGGCGAAGGAGCGCCCTTCCCGACTGGACCCTTAACCGTCACAAACGGAAACGACGGTAGACGTTTCCGCATGATCCTGTCAAGG